AATTATCGTTGGAATTTACAATATGCAACTTATCTTGCAGGAACAATTAGTCAGGGAAATAGTGGTGCTAGTTCTTCAACTTTTATTATTGGAAATGCAGGTTTTAATACATTAATAGATTTGTATTCCCCTTTTGCTGTTAGAAATACAGCAATAACTTGGGTGCATTCAAGAGATGATTATGGATATATGAATGGTGGTGGTGCTATGACAGTGACAACTTCTTATGACCAAGCAAGATTTTTTCCCGTAAGTGGTGGAAATATTTCAGGCACAATTCAAGTTTTTGGATATAACCAATAGGAGATATGACAATGGCAACTGAAAAAATATTTATTGGTGTTGGCGAAAAAGTTATTGAATTGACTGGCGATTCTAAAGCAGAATTTATTGCACAACGCGAAGCCGACAATGTCGCATTTCAATTAGTTGAAGCCGAGTATAAAGCCAAACAAGAAGCCAGAGAATCTGCTATCAAAAAGTTAGCAGAAATAGCAGGACTTACAAAAGATGAACTTGCTTCAATCCTTTAACCATAAACAATTTTCTTTAGCTGCAATTGCTTTCCTAGCAGCTTGGCAAGCAACAGACTTTGCCCTTGATTACAGAGCTGTATTAGGTGCTGTCGTAGCTGCTTCAATGGGAGCTATGAACCCTAATGCCAAAACCAAGGTTAAGTAAAGCAGCTGAGCAATTACGCTCTGAAATAAACGCCAAGTATCCTAAGCGCGATAAACGCTCGGACGGCTGGATAGGCGACACTTCACACAACGCACGTAAATCAGACCACAACCCAGATAAGAATGGGTGGGTTCGTGCTATAGATATTGACGCAGATCTTGTTAAAGGATCTAGTAAAGAGTCTTGGCTACTTGCTGAGCAAATTAAGACAATTGCACTCAAAGGCGACAAAAGACTTAGTTACATTATTCACCAACACCGAATAGCCTCACCACGACAAAATTGGGCTTGGCGTGTCTACAAAGGGTCTAACCCTCACGTATCACATTTGCATATATCCTTTACACAGGCAGGCGACCTTAACGGAAAGGCATTTGGAATATGAGTAAACCTAAAGCAAAAAAACAAACAATAGAACTACCTGATGTAATGGCTAGTGAGCTAGTAAGAATTGTAAATACAGCTCACGAAGACGGAAAACTATTTACAGGCTTTGTTGTAATTGCAGAATTGTTTGACGGCAAAAAGAAAACTGTAAAGATTGTTGCTAACCAAGATATGCCACAACATTCAGTATTTGGCATTATCAACTATGCAGCTGAGAAATACCAATTCACAATGTCACCCGAAGAAGACGACGAGGACTTTTACGATCCGGAGTGGTTTGACGGACAATGATAAACGAACTCGTAGGCATTATTGGTTTACTTATTACAGTCCTTATTTTAGTTGTAAAAGCAACAGTTGAAATAACTAAAATGAAAAGCCAATTATTTCCTAATGGTGGTTCATCATTAAACGATAAAGTGACACGCCTACAGATTGAGGTCACAAAAATTCGTAGTACTATAGATAGTATTAACACACAGTTAGGTAAGCCTAAACGAAAGAGGTAACGTATTAAACGTTACGTTGTTATTTCAGATTTGCAATATCCTTTTATTAAAAAGTCTTACGTTGAAAGCCTTTTAGATTACATAGCCTACGTTAAACCAGATAAGTTACTTTGTGTTGGTGATGAACTTGATTGTCAAACAATATCAACTTATGCACGTGGCACAGCCCTAGAGTTTGAGGGTTCGTTACAAAAGAATATAATAGGTTTGAGAGGCTTACTCAAAGAATTCCGTAGTGCTATTGGACGCAGTAAGCCTTTCCAAATTCAACGAAGCAATCACACGATACGAATTGAAAAGTACATTAGCCGTCACGCACCAGCATTTAGTGTTATTGACGCAATCAAAATAGAAAATCTACTTGGCTATAACGATAAAGATATAAAAGTTACATATAACAGATCATTAACCGAAGTTGCCAAAGGGGTAATTCTTGGGCACGGCGACGAGGGCAGACTCTACAATCACGCAGGACAAACAGCTTTAGGACTAGCTACAAGAACAGGTAAGAACGTTGTTTGTGGTCACACACACAGACAAGGTATTAGCTCTGCGAGTCACGGATTTGCTGGAAATCTTTCAACACTTTGGGGTATGGAAGTAGGACACTTGTGCGACCTCAATAGTGCTGGTATGCGTTATATGAAAGAGGGTCACGCAAACTGGCAGGCAGGCTTTGGAATACTTTACGAGCAAGACGGACAAGTTAAACCTGAGCTAGTGCCTTTTAACAAAGACGGCTCATTTATAGCTGAGGGCGAACTTTGGCGTTAAAGCCGTTATCAAATTGTTATAATTCAATGCCGTGTTTTGACACAGGTAAGCCTTAACCTTTCTTTAACGAAAGGGGCATTTTGCTAGATAAACAGTTTTACCCAATATCACAGCTATTAGCGCACGCTTATCACACTATGGATTATTACCATAGAACTAGGTGCATATTTGAGAAATGTGATTGCATAAACAAAATGGAACAATTGCAAGAATTTTACGGACTATTTATAGGAGTTAATTAAGTGGATTATCTGAAGAACTACATAGAAGTTAAAGATCGTATACAAATGTTTTACGACAAATATCCAGAGGGCACTTTGCATTTTCAATATAAAGGTGTACTTGAGTTTAATGGCGAAACTTATATTTATGGTGAAGCCTTTGCTTACCCTGAACGCGACAAAATGGCTTACGCAAGTGGCTGGGCTTGGGAACGTGTACCAGCTAGAGGCTTTGCTAAAGGTGCTGAAATGATGACCCTTGAAACAAGTGCTTGGGGTCGTGCTATTGCAGCTCTTGGTATTGCTGTTACTAAAGGCATTGCTTCTAGAGAGGAAGTACAACGTAACGTGAACACAGAAAACGACCCTTGGCAGACCCCACCAGATACCGATTTAAGCCAAAATAAGGGCAAAATTAGCCCCGAAACCCCTGCGCCTATATCAGGACAAGGGCAAGGCTTAGAAATGGGCTATTTTGGGTCTTATAGAGTTGCTACAGAAAAGCAAATAAACTTCTTGCATAGTCTCTGTAAGCGTATCTATACTGATTGGGATAAAGAGAAACTACTGAAATATCTGCAATTCCTAAGTAAGGAACAGGAGTTTTCTAAGCTAGAATTCGCACCATACACAATCGTTAAAAACCAATTAGATCAACAGCAACAATTGGCAGATAACCTTAGTGCTTGGTTAAACGCTTCTAGACTTCCGTCAAGCCACGAACAGGCTGAAACGGCAGCTGCAGATTGGAAGACAGAACAATTTTAGAACTATTACTACTTGACCCATATTTTAATGACGTTGAGCTACTACCAGAGCGTTACCGGAAAATTGCGTTCTGTGAGTCGTCATTAAACCCACAAGCTGTAAATCGAACAGGCAAGTATAGGGGCTTGTTTCAGTTTGATAACAGATCGTGGGAATGGGTAGGGGGGTCTGGCGACCCTGCACGGGCTTCTGTGCGTGAACAATATAAACGCGCACAGTTGCTTGTGTCTAAGCAAGGATTTAGTCGAGCATTTCCACAATGCTCAAAAATTACGGGGGTTAAATAATGGAAACAATTATCGTATTTGTTGGTGTGTTTCTGGTGTTATTAGCGTTGTTTATGCGACAATAAGACATAAGAAAGGGGGGCGAATGAAACCACAAGACGTATATCGTCTAGAGCAAGTCTTACGACTCTCAATATCACAAGACTTACTCAGCAAATCATCAAACTTCCACAATCAAGATGATATGGAAGAAGCAAGAAAGATAGTAGAAAAAAAACACTAAGTCAAGACAGGGGCAACAAATGGAACAAAGATACATAGACGCATTACTGTTTGCAGGTGTAATACTAGCTGTGTTTGGTTTGGCTAACTTGTTTGAGGTGGTCAAAAACTATGTTAAATTTGATAAGTAGATGTGTTAGCTGTGGTGGTTGGTGTTATAACGCTAGTTACTGCAAATGGTGTATGCAAAGGATCAAATGATATTTGCTTATGCTGACCCACCATATTTTGGTATGGGTAAAAAAATGTATCAAAAACACCACGAAGAAGCCTATATATGGGACGACAGAATGACCCACATAGATTTGGTTACTATGATGGATAACGCTTATGATGGTTGGGCTTTAAGTTGTAACCCACGAGATATAAGTTGGTTATTACCACAATGCCCTGACAAAACACGTATGGCTGTTTGGGTAAAACCTTATGCACAAATACGTCCTGTAATGACTCAATATATGTACGAGTGTGTGTTATTCAAGACAAACAAAAAATTAGGTAGTCGTAAACCAATGGTAAAAGATTGGCTAATGACCTCACCAACACGCAAAACAGGTTTACAAGGTGCTAAGCCAGATGAATTTAACAAATGGGTATTAAGTTTGTTAGGTTATGAAAAAGATGATGTATTATTAGATTTGTTTGTTGGTACAAATTCTATGGAAAGAGCTAAATAATGCAACAATTTATAATAGGTATGTTTGCTGGGGCGTTTGTAAGTGTTGCGTCACTATCTATAGCAATTAAGTTATATCTCAAATAATGGCTACATATATTTGGTGTAAGGGGTGTCATAAAATGATTGCCAAAGAATTACAACACGATTGCGACAATGAGTAAAGTAATATACTTGCATTATCACTACGATTACGATAACAGCAGAGAAGTGCCCTGCCGTGACGCTAAGTGTTACCAAAAAATGCTTGACGATAAAAAGAAGTTAGAAGAATACCAAGATAAAGTAGATCGTGATTTAGCACGTAAAGAAAACTTAATGATAATAAATGATTGGATACAAGACCCAAGGATAGACAACTACAACGATTACTGATATAAGTTACATACTTGGTAGCTAGTGCCAAGTCTAAACCTAAAGTCTAGGGTTGGTTGATAGCCAATTTAATCGCCGTCAGAGGGCGTTACTTATCTATGCCTAATCAACGTAGCGTGTAACAATACGAGAAGTTACGACATCACAAACTGCTATTAACGAGTCTTCTAGTAGCTACATAAGTTTGTGATGATATGGCAAGACTAAGCCGAATAACCAATAAGGCTTCCATTCGATAGTACGAAACCTCAGGGGTTCAACTATGAGAGTGGTTTACATTCAAGCCATTCTCTGTACTTCAACACTCAAAGGTTCTTAACATATATAATAATTAACATATGGATATAATTAAACGTAATGGATCATCAACACGTTGGCGAAAACTCAGAACATTCGTACTTAAACGAGACAACCACACCTGCTACTACTGTGGAATTACTACAGCTAATACAGTCGATCATCTCACACCCATCCATAAAGGGGGCACAGATGAACTCAGTAATCTCGTTACTGCTTGCAAACATTGCAACTACTCTAAAGGATCAAAGACCGAGCAAGAATACAATCGTAAACGAGCAAGAAAGCGAAAAGAAAAAGAAATGATACGATTTTTTGAGCACGATAAGACACCACCGACCCCTGCCACTTCTTTCTCTCCGAAAGAGCTTAAAAGCCCGTTCCAATTACCTAAAGGGGTTAATCGTAATGATTAAAGAAGAAAAGCACAGAATTCTGCCAGCATTAGATCGTGCACACGACGAAGCATTACGTCAGGGAATTATCTCAGACTTAGACGCAGCTGGTATGGCTATGGCGTTTACTTTAGCTGGTGTTCTTGACGGTGGAACACTGAAACCTATTGAAGAAGTTAAGTATATGGGACAGTTACAACAAATCTTAGATAAGTATGGGCTTAGCTTGTTTGGTCGTAAAGAGAAACCTGAATTAGAAGTTGGTGAAGACCCACTTGAAGCATTACGGCAACTCAGAACCGAGACTACAGACCACACCATTAGTAAGCCAAACTAAAGGTCACGAAGTTGTTGAGTTTGCCAAACAGATTGGTATGCCTTTACTGCCTTGGCAAGAAAACGTCATACTTGAAACAAGCAAAATAAAAGAAGACGGCTCATTTCAACACAAAACTAACCTGATTATTGCAGCTAGACAAAATGGCAAAACACATTTACTGCGTATGCGTATCCTTGCAGGGCTTTACCTATGGGACGAGAAACTACAAGTAGCAACAGCACAAAACAGAGACTTATCTTTAGAAACATTTAGACAAGTTATAGAAGTTGTAGATAACTTTGATTGGCTTAGACGTAAAGTTAAACACATAACAAGAGCTAATGGTCGAGAAGAAATAGAAATCAAAGGCTCAGGTTGCAGATACAAAATTATTGCACCAACAGCAGGCGCAGCTAGAGGACTATCATCAGACACAGTTTATTTAGACGAAGTAAGACAACATAAAACCTTTGACGCCTTTAGTGCTTTGGCATACACAATGCAAGCACGCCCAAATTCTCAAGGGTTCTTTATCAGTAACGCAGGTGATCATCAAAGCGTTGTACTAAACAACCTAAGACAACGTGCATTAGACAAAATTGAAAAAGATACAGATGATGACATCAACTTTATGGAATGGTCAGCTGCACCACACAGAAAACTAAACGACATAGAGGGCTGGAAAGAAGCAAACCCTGCACTAGGTCGCACTATTGACATATCAGCAATCAAAGCCAGAATGTCAGACCCAACAGAAGTCTTTATGACCGAGTGTTTAAGTATGTGGGTAACAACAATGAACAGCCCTTGGGCACTTGGCTCTTGGAACTCTTGTATGCAACCAATACTTGAACTTAAACCAGACAGATCAACTTGGTTAGGTTTAGAAATATCACCAGAGCGCACAAGTTGGGCATTAACAGGAACACAAATAATTGATGACGGCTCAATAGCTGTAGGACTAATGGAATGTGTTGAATCCGAATACGCAATAGATGATTTAATTATTGCTGGACGTGTTTCAGAGTGGGCTAAACATTACAACGCAGAAGCCATTGTTGCTAATAGGTTTAGTGGTGACTCAGTTGTTGCCAAACTAAGACAGGCAGGCATAAACGCAGAAGTTATTAAAGGAAGTGACTACTACCAAGCCTGCGACGCAACATTATCGGCTATGAGTGGTGGTAGACTTGCTCATAGTAATCAACCTGATTTAACAGCTAGCGTTAATTCTTGTATTAAAAAAGCAAACGAGTCTGGGGCTTGGTATATTATGCGCCGACAACAATCAACAGCTGCTATTTCAATGGTCTTAGCAATATTTAAGGCTGAACAGTACGGCATACGTGGGTCAAACCAAGACATTGTAGTTGCTTAGGTGCTTGACTATTATAACGATTTGGTAAAGAATTAGAAGTTATGGGCTTCTTCCAAAATCTATTAGGTGTTACACCTGACAACAGCGCAAACAAAGTAGACGCAGCTGTAGCACCATACAATTATCAACAATACGCCCAACCTTTTGACTATTTTGGTTTATCAGCAGTATCACGCGCCCAAGCAATGCAAGTACCAGCCGTTGCAAGAGCTAGAAACATTATTTGTGCAACTATCGGATCATTACCATTAGAAGTTAGACGCGAATCAAACAACAGTAAAGTTCCGACCCCACCTTTTATTAGACAACCAGACCCACGTATGACAGGACAATCTGTATATACATTTTTAGCAGAAGATTTACTATTTACAGGTCAAGGATATTTAAGAATACTTGAACTTGGCACAGACGGACGACCTTTGTCTGCTGAATGGATTTCAGTATCAAGAATTACTAGAACTTTAGATTCATTAGGTCACAACGTACGTTATTACAGCGTAGACGGCAATCGTGTACCTGAAAATGGTTTAGGTTCTTTAATTCCATTTACAGGATATGACGAAGGACTACTTGTAAGAGCAGGAACAACAATACTTACGGCACTAGCTTTAGAAAAGGCAGTTAAAAGATTTGCAGACGAACCAACACCTAACGTTGTGTTGAAATCTAACTTGCCAATGCCAGCCGAAAGAGTTACAGCCCTATTAAATTCTTGGAAAGAAGCAAGACAGACACGTGGCACAGCTTTTGTAAACGACACAATAGATTTCCAAAGCATAGGATTTAGCCCAGAACAATTAACGCTAAACCAAGCACGTCAATATATGGCTTCCGAAATAAGTCGGGCTTGTAATTTACCTGAATACTACGTAGGTGGTAACGCAGGTGGCTCAATGACTTACTCAAACGTTACAGCTGAAAGAAGAAGCCTAATAGATTTGTCATTAAAACCTTTAATGACTTGTATTACACAAAGATTAAGCGACAACGATATTACGCCACGTGGATCTATAGTAAAATTTGATTTAGAAGAATTTTATAGCCCAAGTGCTATAGAACGCGCTGAAATATATCAAAAACTTATTCCTCTTGGTGTAATGACAGTAGAGGAAGCAAGAGAAAGGGAAGACTTAATTAATGAATAACTTTATTAAGTTCTCAACCGACATTATCGCAGCTAATTCATCAAAACGTGAATTAACAGGCGTTATTGTTCCTTTTGGTCAGGTAGGACATACCAATATGGGTGATGTTGTTTTTCAACAAGGCTCATTAAAAATCGGTGAAGGTATTAAACTTTTTACCGAGCACGATATGACTAGACCAATTGGCAAATTATCAAGATATGAAGAAGACGACAAAGGAATTGTCGGAACATTCAAGATAGCAAGAACCAATGCAGGTGATGACGCATTAGCCGAAGCACAAGAGGGTTTACGAACCGGATTTAGCGTAGGCGCAATGATTGACGACTACGTCACCAAAGGCGAACAAGTAATTGTTAATGAAGCAACCTTAAAAGAAGTTTCACACGTCACATTTCCAGCATTTGGCGAATACGCACAAATAACCGAAGTAGCTGCAAGCGCAGAAACTTCACAACCAACAACAGAAAGTGAGGAAACTATCGTGTCAAACGAAGTTACCCCAGAAGTAGTAGAGGAAGTTGCAGCTGAAGTTGTAGCAACCCCAGCTGTTGAAGCACAGGAACGTAACGCACGCCCTGCAATCTTCACAGCACCAAGAAGCCCAATTGTTTCTAAAGGATCATACTTAGAACACTCATTAAGAGCAGCTCTAGGTAATGAAGACAGCCGTCAATATGTAATGGCAGCTGACACAACCTCAAACAACGCAGGTTTTATTCCAACCCCACAATCAACCGAAGTAATTAACGGAATTGCAAACGCTGATCGTGGAGTTATTGACGCAATCAGTAAAGGAACATTACCAACTTCAGGTATGTCTTTTGAGATTCCAAAAATTACAACAGCACCAACAGTTGCAGAGGCTTCAGAGGCTTCAGCATTATCTGAAACAGATACAGCTTCATCTTTTGTGTCAGTATCAGTTAAAAAATTTGGTGGACAACAAACATTGTCAGTTGAATTATTAGATCGTTCATCACCAGTATTCTTTGACGAATTAGTACGTCAAATGGAATACGCATACGCAAAAGCAACAGACTCATTCGTTGGTCAAGCTATGCAAGGTACAGGAACACTTAACGCAACACCACAAGACAATGACAAAGAAGGCTTAATTGCTTACGTGTCATCTGCAGCTGCAGCTGTTTATTCAGCTTCACTTGGTTTTGCTCGCGCACTTATTGTTACACCTGAACAATGGGGTAACATTATGGGTTACAACGACGCAGGTCGTCCAATCTACACAGCTTCACAACCAAGCAACGCAGGTGGAGCAGTAAGCCCACAATCTCTGCGTGGCTCAGTTGCAGGACTTGATCTATATGTGTCCCGTAACTTTACTGGCTCAGGTGGAGTAGGCACAGCAGATTATTCAATGGCTGTAGTAAACCCTGACGCTTACACTTGGTACGAATCACCAAGATTGTCACTACGCACCAACGTAATTAACACAGGTCAAATTGACGTTAATTACTACGGATACGGCGCACTAGCTACAAAAATTGCAGCTGGCGCAAACTGGTTTAACTTAACCTGATAAACCACTAAGACGTGAGGCTAGTCTCGCCCCTGTGGCTAGCCTCACCCTAAACGAGAGGAAATAAAATGCCAGAATTAGTAACAGCAGCTCAGTTAAGAGCTGTACTTGGCGTTCCAAATACTCTCTATGATGACACAGCACTAAACGCAATAATTAACACAGCAGAAGACGCAATAGGTGACTTTCTTATTCAATGGAAAGTTGGAATAGATAAACACTATTCAGAAACAGCAACCACAACAACAATACACACAACAAGACCACACCAATTTTATGACGGACAAACAATAGCCATATCAGGTGTTGAAGCACACGTAAACGGCAATAAAACAATCTCAGATATAGTTGATCCATACACTTTTAGAATTACAACAACAGGCGCACCAATTCACACCGAATATTACAACGTTATACCTAATGGTATTGCAGCTGAAAACGATTTATCACAATATGACGGCGTAGCAGCTGTTGAAGAAGCTGTGCTACAAATTGCTGTAGACGTATTCCAATCAAGACTAGCTGCAGGTGGCACACAACAAGCCCTTGATTACACACCAGCCCCATATCGTATGGGCAGAACCCTTTTGTACAAAGTTACAGGTTTAATTAGTAAATATATTGACTCTAATAGTCAAGTAGGTTAATTATGCCGTTAAGTACGCTACGTTCAGGACTTAAAACAGCAATCACCTCAAATACAAAGTATTCTGTTTATGATCACGTACCAGAAATTATTATTCCCCCAGCCTGCCTAATTTTAGCTAGTGACCCATACCTTGAACCAATGGTTATAGGCAATAGCAAAAACTATTACGTAAGACTAACATTAGAAGTTGTTAGTACAACGTATTCTAACCCAAGCGCGCTAACAAACTTGGAAGACGATATAGAAACAATTCTAGGACTCTTGCCGACAACTTGGATAATATTGTCTGTAAGTAGCCCAAGAATTAGAAGCACTAATAGTACTGATCTATTAACTGCTGAAATACAACTACAAACAGCCTACACAGGCTAAGAAAGGTACGAAATGGCAACAACTATTTTAAGTGGTCGTAGTTTAACTTTAACTATTGCTACAAAAAACTATAGTGAACAAATTTTAGATTCTGCTATCAACTTTGATACCGAACGTTTAACTTTTGACACTCTTGCAGGAAAAGCATACAAATACATTGACTCAAACGTCACTCTAGATATTAATTTCTTGAATGACGCAGGTAAAAGCCCAGACAGCTTATATAAAGCACTTTGGGACGCAACCGAGTCAGCACCAGACACAGCTCTGGCTTTTGTTTTGACATTGACAACAGGTGTAACTTTAACTGGTACAGTATTACCACAATACCCACCGGTTACTGCTTCAGGTGCAGACGCACAAACTTGTTCAGTATCACTACAAGTTGTAGGTATTCCAACCGAAGACCTAACAGCGTAACAACAACAAACAGAACAGGGGCACACAAATGCTTAAACTAAAATTAACGTGGGAATTAGAAACAGGTGAAAAGTTTGATGAATGGACTAGACCAATTGAACTATCACTTGCAGAAAAAGAACTATATAACGGCAAGTCAATTGTTAAAATACTTATTGAAGAAAGCACACCAAGTAACACACTTCTTCTATTCTTGGCTCACAAAATGCAACAACGCATTACCAAAAAAGTTGAGAACTTTGACACTTGGAAAAGTAAAGTCACCGATATTACAGCTTCTGATTTTGAGACAGCAAATTTTACCAAGCCCGAAGTATCGGGCGAACAGCAGTAGAACTAGCAATAGCAACTGGGATAACACCCGATTATTGGCTCAATGCCGAACCCGAAATATGGGCTACAGCTATAGACGTATTGAACGAGCGCAATAATGGCTAAAGCAATTCAATTAGTTAAAGTTGATAAAGACTATCGTGGGCTTCTTCGTGCATTTAGTAAAATGGACGATATAGCTAAAAAAGATATGAAACAAATTGCTAGTGCTTTAGCAGAACGTGGTGCTAACTACGCTAAAGGTGCAGCTAGTAATGCGCCTTACAATGTTAAACAAGCACAAGCCGTTGCTGACTCAATTAAAATATCTAAATCAGATAAAGCACCAAGTTTTAGTATTGGTGGTAATCGTAAAGTTGGCTCTAGTGCTTTTAGTGCTGGTTATGTGATAATGGGTAATGAATTTGGATCAAAGCAATACAAACAGTTCCCTAGACGCTCTGGCAAGGGTGGTAAAGAGGGTTGGTGGTTGTATCGTGCAATGTCAAGATTTCAACCAACGATTGCTCAGGAATGGCTTAAAGGTTATGAACGTATTAGAGACGCTTGGAAAGCAGGTTTATAATGGCTGACATTAGGACGCTTAAACTAGCGTTACTTGCTGACACTAAACAATTCATAGACGGACTAGATAAAGCCGATAAAGAAACACGTACATTTTCAGATAAGTTAGGTAGCGCACTTAAAAAAGGTGCTGTTGCTTTTGCAGCTCTTGGTGCAGCTGCTGGCGTTGCAGCTATCAAAATCGGTGTAGACGCCGTTAAAGCAGCTATTGAAGATGAGAAAGCCCAAATATCTTTAGCACAAACACTTAAAAACGTTACAAAAGCTACAGACGCCCAAGTTAAAGCCACAGAAGATTACATTGACAAAACAGCACGCGCTACAGGTGTAGCAGACGACCAATTACGTCCAAGCCTTGACAGACTTGTTAGATCAACACAAGACGTTACTAAAGCACAAAAACTACAACAACTTGCATTAAATATTGCAGCTGGTACAGGTAAAGATTTAGCCACAGTTACAGAAGCATTAGGTAAAGCCTATGACGGCAACCTTGGTGCATTAAAGCGTATCGGTGTGCCTCTTGATGAAAATATTGTTAAAACTAAGGACTTTGATAAAGCCGTTATTGCTTTATCTGAAACTTTTGAGGGACAAGCTGACGCAGCTGCTAATACTTTTGCTGGTCGCCTTGCAAGATTTAAGATAGCAATAGATGAAGCCAAAGAAAGTTTAGGTCAAGCACTACTACCATTGTTAGAACGATTTGCAAAGTTTGCAACAGACATACTTGCCCCAGCATTACAAGGAATCGTAGACGGCTTAACAGGTAAAAAGAAAGCAGTTGTCCCAAGCCTTGGAATGTTTGAGGAAAAGACAAACAACGCTGAAAACGCCGGTTATAATCTCGGCACAGCTTTACGTGACCTTGGTTCAGGTCTTGGAACTTTAGCCGGACAATTTGATTCTTCCACAGGTTCAGAATCAGGCTTTGTAAGATTTATTAACTTATTAACAGCAATGGTGAATGGTTTAGATAGTTTATTTGCAAAGATTGACTCAGCTGTACAAAAGTTTAGAGATTTTAAGCAAGCCTTTGATAATTCACTTATTGGACAATTTGCAAGCGCAACAGGTCAATTTGCCCCAGACGCCCCACTATCAGGCAAAGTACAAGGCTTGGTAGGAATTAACACACAAAAGCCAACAGTTGTAATTAACAACAACGTCAGAGGTGCAATAGACCCACAAGGCACAGCTAGAACAATTACTAAAGTGCAAAACACAGCACTTAAAACAACAGGTATAAAACCTTTCAACTTCGGCTTTAGATAAACCTATGACAGTTTACACACCAACTTATAGGGTAACAATTGCTGGAGTCGTACAAACTTCCGTAATTCTTAGTGGTGGCACAATTACTTATGGTCGTAATGATTTCTTTGAGCCAACGCAACCAAGTTATTGCAATATAGAATTATTAAACCTTGACGGCGCAAGCCCAGTAGTTGAACTACTTGACACAGTACTCATAGAAGTTACTGATTCATTAGGATCATATATAAAACTATTCACGGGTGAAGTTTCAGGTGTTTACAATAGTTTTAATGGTGCTGGTTTAGGTGGTGAACCTAACACATTACAAATACAAGCAATAGGTGCACTTGGTTTACTTGTTAAAAGAACAGCAGGCGCAGTTAGTTACCCAGAAGAATTAGACGGCGCACGAATACAACGAATACTAGAAGAAACTTTGTTTGTTGCTTGGGAAGATTTAAGTAACACACTTACTTGGAACGATTTTACTACCGAAACTTGGGCTAACTATGGTGTGCAAGGCATAGACACAATTGACGCTGGACGTTACGAAGTACTAGCTAGAAACCCTGAAATAGACCAAGCCTCAAACCTAACAGATTTAACCCAACAATCAGGCTTAGGATACTTATACGATACAGCCGACTTTGAGATTGGTTACGCTGACGCTGAACGCAGAAGCGAAAACTACGCAACTAACTTAATAGAACTTAATGCAGATTTAGTTAATGCTGACATACAAACAAGACTACAAACAGCAGATATTACTAACAGCGTAATTATTCAATATGACGACCCAATAGCAGAGGAAGCAGCTCAAAACGATACGTCAATAAATAACTATGGTTTGTTACAAGAAATCAGAAGCACTATATTGGCACAACAATTAGACGCCCAAGAACAAGCTGTAAACTTTGTTAATTATCGTGGAACACCAAGAACGTCATTAGAAGCAATATCTGTAAACCTTGCCAATGACGGAATGACTAATACTGTTCGTGATGATCTGCTAGGTGTCACAATGGATACCCTTTTATATTTAGACAATATCCCAATAGGTTTAATAGCCGAGGGCTATTTTGAGGGCTTTGTTGAGGGCTGGACTTGGACACTAGGACGCAGAAACTTAGAGCTAACAATGTCTGTATCTAACTCAATCTACTCAACACTTGACGTACAATGGGAAGACTACAACGCTTTGATCCAATGGCAGAATTTAGACAATACAACTCGTTGGCTTGACGTTATTTAAGAAAAGGATAAACTAGAACAATGGCAACTACTACGACCAATTATGGCTTTGATATTCCTCAAAGCACAGACCTTGTTAAAGACGGCGCTACGGCTATTGCCACGCTTGGTCAAGACATAGATACAGCTATGAACACAGCTCTTGGTACTAAAAAAGCTGGAATGGTTTTACTGAATACAACTAGTTTTAGTGGAGTAGCCAGTCAAGATTTACCTGCTGCAACTTTTTCATCAACTTATGAAAATTACAAAATTATCTATAAAGGAACTGCTGGTTCAGGTGATTTAGGTATGAGACTTGGAACTGGTGGTTCGTTCAATTCAACTGGTGGAAATTATCGTTGGAATTTACAATATGCAACTTATCTTGCAGGAACAATTAGTCAGGGAAATAGTGGTGCTAGTTCTTCAACTTTTATTATTGGAAATGCAGGTTTTAATACATCAATAGATTTGTATTCCCCTTTTGCTGTTAGAAATACAGCAATAACTTGGGTGCATTCAAGAGATGATTATGGATATATGAATGGTGGTGGTGCTATGACAGTGACAACTTCTTATGACCAAGCAAGA